GTATGCGTATAGATTCGTCTGGAAACGTAGGTATTGGTACTACTAATCCAACTGGTATGTTTGCGGTATCTGATGGAAGTGTTACAGGAGAAATTAACCCAAGTGGCGGCATTTGTTATATTGGAACTCGGTCAAATCATCCTGTAACTTTTCTGACCAATGCGTCTGGAAGAATGACTATAGATTCGTCAGGGCGAGTTGGAATTGGAACTTCAACCACTAATAATCCCGATGTTGGTGATGGTGGATTACAAATAAGACCTAATCATTCAGGCGGCGCTCCTGATGTACATTTTACAAGGGCAAGTTCTAGTGGTACATCAAATGTAGTTGGATTTGTTAATGGCAATGTTGGTGTTGGATCTATAGCATATAACGGCAGTGCTACAGCTTTTAACACATCTTCTGATTACAGGCTAAAAGAAAATATTAATGCAATATCTGATGGAATTACAAGATTAAAAACTCTTAAGCCATCAAGATTTAATTTTATTCATGATGAAACAAATACTTTATGTGATGGATTTATAGCACATGAAGTTAGTTCAATAGTTCCAGAAGCAATAACAGGAGAAAAAGATGCGGTTGATTCTGACAATAACCCTGTTTATCAAGGAATAGATCAAAGTAAACTTGTACCTTTACTTACTGCTGCATTACAGGAAGCAATAACAAAAATAGAAACATTGGAAACTAAAGTCGCAGCATTGGAGGCAGCATGAGTTCAATAAAATTAAAACATTCGGGTGGTAACAGCGTATCGCTTAACCCACCTACATCCGCACCTACATCTAGTGAAGTAGCTTTTAAGTTACCTACATCAGACGGTAGTGCTGGACAAGTATTAAAGACAGACGGCTCTGGTAATTTAAGTTGGGTAACACCTAGTAAAATTCTTCAAGTAGTAGAAAGTTCAAGTAGTACTACTGTGACTACATCAGGAGGTACTGAGACTGACTTGCTTACATTATCTATAACTCCAGCAAGTTCAAGTAATAAAGTATTTCTATTTATTAACTTTGTTGGTCAAGCTACTCATAGCAGTAATGCAAAAGCATGGATTCGTTTATATAGAGGAACTGCAAGTGGAACTTTAATAAGGACTTTGAAAGCTGGAGCCGAAAGTGCATTTAGTAATTATTTTACTATGTCTGGACAAAAACTTGATTCACCAAGTACTTCTTCTGCTCAAACATATACTATGACCCTAGCTCGATTGTCTGGTGGTACAAATACAGTTAGTAGTGATGGTAATACTTATTTCTTACAAGCAATGGAGGTGGCAGCATAATGAGCAGAATATTAGTCGATCAAGTACGATCAAACAGTGCGTCAAGCGATGCACTTACTTTAGACGGGTCTGGTAATATAACAGTTCCCGGAAACCTTGTAGTAACTGGTAATGCAAACTGCAATGGTACACCTTCGGGCTTTGGAGATGCTAGTAAACTTGTTAACTATGCACAAGAATTTAAAACAGATAACGCTTCTCAAACTATAGGTTGGATAACTTATAGCGGAAATAACTGGACAAATGATTTAATTTATCTTGATTATGCAGCAGCTAGTAGTAGTAATAAATTATTAATTACTTCTCACCTTAGCTGGTCTGTAGAAGATGGTTACAACTACTCAGGTTATTTTGGAGTTTTATGTATAGGAGGTACACATTCTGCTCGTGGAGATACACAACCTGGATGGGGTACATCGAGAGTAAGTCTCCAACACAGTAATGGTGTTACTAATAATAGAGTAAATAATAATGATGTTATGCACTCAGCAGCTCATAATTACTTACATAGCAGTCCTTCAACAAGTTCAACTAGATACTCATGGAGATTTGCTCAGACAAACTCTAGTGGTAACAAAGGAATTTACCTTAATAGAACCCCGTCCCAGTACAGTAATGCTGCTGCTTGTACGGCTACTTCATCAATTACAATTATGGAGTTTTTACCATGAGATTAGATCACGATGCAATACGAAGAGCATATCCAACAGTTGCTTTTATTGATGATAAAGGTTCAGTTATACAAGACGAATCAGGTAATCCAGTAACTGTTGAACAGTCTAAGATAGATGCAGCAAGAGTAACACTTGATGCTGAATTTGCAGCTCTTGATTATGTAAGAAATAGAGAAAAAGAATATCCTGATGTGGTCGATCAGCTAGACAAAATGTTTCATTCTGGTTTCCAAGCATGGAAGGATGAAATTCAAAAAGTTAAAGAAAAATACCCGAAACCATAATGGCATTAACACAAGTAAGTACTGGCGGTATAAAAGACGGTCAGATAAGTACAGCTGATCTAGCAGATGCTCAGATTACAGCTAGTAAATTACACGGCGATGCTCTAGACCACACCTATACACTAGGAGCAAGCGGTACAGATCACTATACATTTACAGGAGAGGGCTTGACAGGTACAGTCAATGACCCTACCTTGTATTTGACACGTGGTAAAACATACAGATTTGTAAACGGTAACTCCTCTGGAGCACATCCGTTTCGTATACAAAGTGTAGCCGGAGCAGGCGGCACAGAATACAACACAGGCGTAACAAATAACGCTGGAGCTGGAGGCTCTACAATTATATTTGAAGTACCACATGATGCACCAGATGTCTTATACTACATATGTACATCACATGCAACCATGAATGGTATATTTTATGTTACAGGAGCACTAGCTGACGGAACAGTTACTACAGCAAAACTTGCAGCAGATGCAGTTACTTCAGCTAAAATAGCTGACGATGCTGTTACAGGAGATCACGTAGCAGCTGATGCAATATCTACTAGCCACATAGCAGACAACAGTATTCTTGCAGCTCAAATAGCTAACGAAGCAGTAACACTAGCCAAACTACCACATGGTGATGGCTCTAGTGATGGTAAGTTCTTACGAGCAAACAACGGAGCAGATCCTACGTTTGAGACTGTATCTGGTACAACAATAAACAACAACGCAAATAACAGAATTATTACTGGTTCTGGTACTGCTAATACTTTAGAAGGTGAAGCTTCATTTACTTTTGATAGTGGTGTAGCTGACATAACAGGTAAATTAAGAATTGATGTTGATTCAACTTCTGGACCCGGGTCAGGAAATGTTGAAGGAATTTTTTTAAGAAATACAAACGAAACTGATGATAATGCAGTTACTATTTTTGGAGGAGCTGATGATTATGCAGCGGCTGCGTCAGCTATTAATTTTATCAATGTAGATCATTCAGCAAATGAAGGTGCTATTTCATTTGATACTAGAGCATCTGGAAATTCTTATGCAGAACGTATGCGTATAGAGTCAACAGGAAAAGTAATGATGGGTTCATCTACACAGACTGCTAATGGATCTGCTGATAATTTAGTTATATATGATGCAAATGCTGCTGGTATAACTATAGCTACTGGTACTACCAATCAGGATTGTTCTATATATTTTGCTGATTCTGATGATAATGATAATGGAAAATTAGTTTACATGACAGGCAATAGACAGTTTAGATTCTATCTAGACGGAAGTGGAAGTCCTGTGATGCAATGGAACCCTGATAACTCAATATATTTTAATGGAAATATGTATTCTGGCGGAGGTCAGTACAGTACAGGTTCTGATATCAATATGAAATCTAATTTAGTTCGTTTTACTGGTACACTTGATAAATTAAAAGAAATAGTTGGATATAAATTTGACGTAACAGTACCAGCTACAGGTGCAAAAATATCTTCTGCTGGTGTTATTGCTCAAGATGTTGAAAAAGTATATCCAGAGTTAGTAGAAGAAGTAGAAGGATATAAACATCTTCAATATAATGCGTTGATAGGTGTGCTAGTAGAAGCTGTTAAAGAGTTGACAACTAAGGTTGAAACATTAGAAACTAAAGTTGCAGCATTAGAAGCAGCATAATGGAAGTACCCACCATAATACTACCTGATATAGTCAATATAAAAACAGTAGAAATACCTTTGCCTACAGCTGACGTACCATACTATGAACCTATGGTAGTTCCTCCGAGCGATCTACGAGATCAGGAAGAGGAACCAGTCAAGACTGTAGAAGAAACACCCGAACCACCTACCCTTAAGATACCGTTTATTAAACAGCCAGTTCCTCAGCCTTCTGCGGAAGTTGTAGTAGCTGCTGTTACAACGGCGGTTACAGCTGTAGCAGCTACGACGCTAACACAGCCTCTAATTGAAAACATTAGAAAAAAAGCACAGAAGTTCCTACAAGGTAAAATAAATAAATGGAAACAAAACCGCCAGAAAAAAAAGGACTCCTTACAAAGCTCAAAGAAAACGTAGATGACCATGATGAACAGATGCAAGTACTAGGTGCAGCAGTGCGTCTAGGTGTTGTAATCTGGTCAGGGTTTATTATTACACTAAGTTATGTTGAGCTGCCTATGATTAAAAAGTCAGCTACAGCAGGCGATATCACTTTCGTCGCTTCGATTTTTACGGGGGCACTAGCCACATTTGGCTTGTCCACGGGTAATGGCAAAAAAGACAAAGAACAAAAACCAAAGACATGAAAAAACTAATTCTTTTATTAGCATTGTTATCACCCACAGTTGCTAGAGCTAATACTGTCACGCCCCAGTTTACTACAGGGTCGATGAACAGCACCACTACTACAACCCAAACGATAACTGAGGTCGAGCAACGTCAGGTTTTCGGAGCTGCCGTCAATACATGGAGCGGTAGTAATATATCAGCAGCTCATAGTGCAGGGATTTCTGGTGGAGATGCAGTATTTACTGTAACTGATACCACATTACCTTGGAATTTAGAAACCACAACTAGAGCTGCTGGCGTCGTAGAGCAATGGGATACTACAAGAAACTATACAATAAACTCCACTACTACATCGCTGTCTGTCTTCTCTCAGTAGGACCAGCGTTTGCAGAAGGAGATACAAATAATAGTTCTAATCCTGTAGCTGCGGCTACGGGCAACGTGACGAATCAAGCGGTGCAATTCCAAAACAATGGAGCACCGTCTCGTCAAAACTATGGTCCTAACATATCATGTAATGGATCAACAATGACATTTAGTCCATTCTATATGGGCAACGATACCTCACCGTATGACGATGAAGGTTATGTCATATCAGAAAACTGGGGGTTTCAGATTAACTTCTCAGTACCTCTAGATAAGCGTGGTCTTGAGCAATGTAGAGAGATTGCCAAGCGTCAAGAGGAAAAGATGAAACTAGATTACGAGCTTGTACGAGCACTTAAATGTGCAGAGTTACAACGTCAAGGTTTTACCATAAGACCGAATACACGTGTAGCTTTTTTATGTCAAGACATCGTACCTATACAGTCATTACTACCACCAAAACCAAAAGAAAAAAAGAAACTTGGATTATTTTAAATGAGCACACTATCTAGAATACTAGCAGAACGTGAAGAAGCTGCTAAAAAAGCTGCAACTAAAAAAAAGAAAGCAGCTGCAAAGAAAACAACTGAAACCACCGAATCATGATTACATTAGTAAAACCAATTTTATTTGCCTTTATTAAAACTACAGCAGTTAAAGAACTGATAGTCAAACTATTAGAGGCATATGCAAAATCTACAGATAATACTGTTGATGACAAGCTAGTTGAGCTAGTTAAGAAAAACCTATTAGGAGAATAATGGACGAGCTAAAGAAACTACCTAGAAAAGCAACAGAAGAAACCTTTAATGAGCTACACTATCTTGTTACAGAGGACTTTCTACA